AACTGGGATCGCTTATCAAGCAGATTGATGAGATCGACAAGCTCTTCGCCAAGGGTGACGCGACGATTGATAAACTCGTGGCGAAGTATCCCGAACTGGCTGAGGCACCCACGGACTTCGAGCGTCGGGTGCAGCGCTTCCGCGAGGCTATCTTTGTTGGGTTAAAGCAGCCTGATGTGGATAACGTGCCGGGAAGAAGCCTCAACACCAAGGGGAAGAATAACGTCAACATGCTCTCCATCACCTCGGAGGCGGATAAGTCTCTGGTGCTTAAGACGATTGATGATTTCCTCGCCCGCCCAGAGCCATTCACCACCGCGAAGGATGGGACGCAGACTCGCAACGGTAAGGGATTTTTGGACTCGGAAACGCCAATCACTCCCGCGATGCGCAAGTCCATCAAGGTGTTTCGTGATGAAGTGAGCGCGCTTAAATGGTCGGATGCGGCAAAGCTCGGCGCGGCGGAAAAGCGCTTCGATCGGCAGATGGGGTTGCAGGAAAACCGCTCGGTTAAGTTAGCGAACAAACTATCGGCACTGCGTGCGGCCAAGGAGTTCGATCGTGAGGGCGCGCGGGTGTTGATTGACGAACTAATTTATGACTCGATCAGCAGGACTCAACTCGTCGCGGCAAAGCGAGCGGCACGTGAGGGAAAGCTGCGCGCCAACGCGGCTCGAATTGGGATGGAGGATATCCCACGAGTGGATGCGATCAAGGCCGTGCTTGAGGAAGCTCCTGTCCGGCGACGTGCGGATTTTGAAGATAAACTCCAACGCGCGGGTGCAGGTCATATCGATGTGGATGCGGGGATTTACGATTTCTCAGCCGTGTTGCAAGAGACTGCAATGGGTGTGCGGCAGAAAATCCTCGGAACGGACGTGCGCGCAGCAGGGATTGACATTGCGCGCGAGCGTGGTCCGGCGTTGGCTCGTATGCTGGATATCCCCTATGACGAGAAGGTTAAATACCTCGTCACGGATGTGAATGCGATCTCCAAAGCATGGGTTAAGACTGTGGTGGCGGATGTAGAACTCACTCGCCGGTTCGGTGATCCCAACCTCGCGCAGTGGATTGGGACTGAGGGTAAACCGGGGAAGGTTGATGAGGAGGCGATGGAGTTCCGGCGCTACATCGACGAGGACAAGGATCGGTTTGGTAATGATCTGGCAACTCCACGCACGCCAGAGCAGAAGGAAGCCCGGCAGGTGCTGCTGGAGAAGAACCGCAACGAAGCCCTGCGGTTGCTCAAGGTTCAAATTGATCGCGTGAGGCATGTGGACGGGGCGCCAGACAATGCGAATGGTCTCGCCTATCGCTCAACAAAAACCATGTTGGCCGCGCATGTTCCGATACTCATGGGCAACGTGGCGTTCTCTAGCCTCTCGGATATATTCCGCCCGGTTATGAAATTCGGGCTGGGAAACACTTTCAGGGATAGTTGGATCCCGATGATTACTGACTTCAAAGCCTGGGCTGGGGAGATGTCTGATATCGCAAAAGCCGCCGGGGGTGTGCAAGAGCAAACCAACTCATCACGCTTCATGATGTTTGCGGATATTGTCGAGACCCACCAGCGGCGCACGCGGTTTGAGTCACTGGTGGAATACGCCGCGACCACGATGGGGAGGTTGTCCCTCTCCGATTACTGGACAAACCTCGGCCAGCGTGGAGCGGGCGCAGTGGCGAACGGGGAGTTCATGCGAGCGTTGGAAACGGTCATTACCGGCTCAAAGCACATGGACCCAACAGAGGCGCGATTGGTGATTGCCAACGCGGGGCTGAATGGGGAGATGGCCGAGCGCATGTGGCGCATGATCCAAAACACTGGCGCGGAGAGATTCCGGCACGGGACGCTCAATCCGAAGGTTGATGAGTGGACTGATGAAAGTCTGCGCCGGGCGTATCTTTCGCATATTGCGAAGGAGATTGACTCCACCATCGTCATGCCCGGCCAGGAGCGGCCTGCGTTCTCCACCTCAAACATCGGGTGGCGAGTGGTCAACCAGTTCCGCTCATTCGGCTGGTCCTCCAACACCAAGATGATGGCGGCGGGTCTCCAGCGGCGTGACATGGGCGTGCTTAATGGCGCGCTTGGAATGCTCGCGATGGGTGCGGTGAGCTACTTCTTCTGGGCCGCGCAGCATGGGACGGACTCAAAGCAATTCAAGGAAATGCAAGAGGCGGACTGGCGTAAATGGGCGGATGAGGCGATATACCGCTCGGGCATCATGGCGTCCTTTCAGGAATTGCAGGGCTTGCTCTCCGACTTCGAGGCTACGCATGGGATGGTGAACTTCTCCGAGCAGGGCACGGCACGGCTGAGGAACCGTGACTTCCGCGAAACCCTCCTGGGGGTGTCGATGGGCACTGCGCAGAACTTGCAGAACGTCCTCGCTGGCATTGACGATCCGACTATGAGCACAGCGCACTCCCTTCGCAAGCTGATGTTTTATCAAAACTTGTGGTATACGCGAGCGTTGTTTACTCATATCACGGAAGCGACTGGGTTGCCAGAGTCGCGTGACTAGTCACCTGATGGGCGGAGGGGGATCAAGCCTTTCCCCTTCGCCTGGATGAACTTGGCTTGGATCATAACCTCAATAATCCGGTCGATCGAATGGGCGGGGACGCGCTCTTGCAGGAAGCGGACGAGGTATGAGCGGTCAACTGGCTTGAGTTCCATCTTGATGAAGATCTTGTGGAGGTAGTCCCACGCCTCCTTGATTGATTGCTGATCGCCACCCGCGCGCATGGCCTTGAATACATCGGGGAGGTTCAGCTCCGTCTCCAAGAGCAGGTCAAGCATCCGCTCGAAATCGTAGGCGGCGATCTTGTCTGAGCCGCGAGATATAGCAGACAGGCCGCATAGTTTGATGAGGTTGGTCAAGCGCCTCCCGTTGTAGAACTGCAACTTCGGATGCGTGGGAGCCGGGGCGCAACCTCCCTGCTGCCAGTCATTGACAAGTTTAAGCGCCTCCTTGGTCCAATAGATGCGTCCGGTTTTATCCCCGATGGTGGCCGCGCCCGCGAGAAGCTCAGCGTGCTCCGCGATGTTTTCCTCCGGCGCCTCCTCGAAGAAGAAGTTCTTGCTTCCCGCGCCGTGGTAGACTACGACAGTCCGAGACATGAAGCCTTCTTCCCATGCACTGTCGGGGAGAGTGTTGGCGAGATATGCCGGGGTTGTGCCCGCAATGAGCGTTAGGTGCGCGTGCGTTATGTTCAGGCGCTTCCCCACGCCTCGGCGACGTTCTTCCCATCCCTCGCCATCCCATAGTTTGATGAGCTTGTTCATCATCCCCTTGTCGTATTCGGGGAGGAAGTTACCCAACTCCGAGCACATGACAAGCAGGGGATTTTGCTCGATCAGATCGCCGTTGGCCTCCACGACTGTCGAAGGGGAGTCTTGCAACTCATCCGCGAGGGCGGCGGAGGTCACGGAGTCCGGCGCGATGTATTGGTCCTTGAACTGGGAGAGAATGGTGCGGATTGGTTTGAGTGCCAGCCCCTTCCCGGCTGTGGGAGGGCCACACAGGATGATGTAGAAGTTGAAGAAACTCCGATCGCCCTTGAACATATACCAGCGTTTGCGTTGGACAAGCGCCGAGAGAGCAGCAATCGCCGCCCACCTCGCAAAGATGGGCGGCGGCTCTTTCAGCATGGCGTATTTTTGGAAGGTGTCGAGCCAATCATTCATTAGATAGCCAGCCGATATACGGGGTGATAAGGATTTTGTCTCGTCCGCTTATCGTGGCCCTTCCAACCTTTAAGGCCATCCACGTTGAGCGGGCCGTATTTCGGATTGTCGTTGTAGTCTCCCCAATTCCAACCCACCTTGGCGTCGGTGGGGATGATGAACTCACGCCCTCGTGCGAGCATCAAGGGCACGCAGAGGGCATCGAGCGCCCATGGGATGATCTCGTCCTCGCACCCCTCGTCGTATTGGAACATAACTGAGTCGTGGACTTGGAGCAAGAATTGAAAGCCGGGGAAGCGTTTTCCCCCGCGCCAGAGTTTCATCATCCCGTGGTTGATCGCGTCTGCGGTGGCGGACTGGCCATCGTATGCCACCGCGGCTCGGTGTGTAGCGGGATCACCTGGCCTCCCGAAGAAGTAGCGCTGCCTGCCCCAGATCGTGGTGACTCGGGCGAAGTCTAGTATATCACGGTTAACCGCTTCGTGCCATAGGGGAATGCACGGGAAAGCGGAAAAGTAGTTGTCTCGGAAATCAATGGCGGCTTGTATTCCCACGCCGGGAATTTTCTTAACCGCGGAGGCGGGAGTGAGGAGATAGTTGGACCCGTGGCCCCAGCCTTTGGATGCGTCTCGATAGGACTTGCCACGCATTGCCTCGATGGGAGTGTCGGCGTAGCGTCGCCACTCGGCAGGGTCGGTTGGCCAGTCAAGCTCGGGGCGGGCCATCTTCGTAACGGTTGTGTGGAGGTCGCCGGACTCGCACGCATCCAGATATGACCCGGCGAAGGACTCTCCGTGGAGGTCCACGAAACGGTTCCAGCAAGTCGCGCCAACATTGCGTGAGTCTGCTTGCGCGAGATCGAGATTTGCAAACTTCTTCCGGCGGGGAGGAACAAAGCCACGGCGGATGCGGCGGTCAATGTTCTGCGCGTTGGAGCCATCGCCGTAGTCTCCGTGGGCTGAGGACATTCTGCCAGTGTTGGTGCCGGCAATGTTGTAGGAGGACTGGAAGCGGTTGTCTTTGTCGATCTGAGCGGATAGGACGGTTAGTTTCTTGGCAATATCTCGGAGCATGAGGATGGGAGTGATCGCCGGGCGGCAGTTGTAGTAGCCCTGCCACAGCACCTCAAGAGCAGCGCGATCGGAGGTGATGGACATAACCCCCATCTGGTTGCGTTTCTTTTGCACTGGGAGGTAGAGGTATTCGTAGAGAAACCACGTCATGTCTTTGGGGGAGCGCCAGTTGATCGTGACGCCATACCCCTCCTTGAGGATGTATTCAAGGCGCTTCTCCAGTCGGGCAATGTAGATGTTTGCCTCTTCACGCATCTCGCCGAAGGATTGCTGGTCGATGAGAATGCCGTGCATGTTCATGTCGAGCACGGGGCCTTGCATGGCTTTAGAAAGCTCGTAGGTTTTGCGCGTGACCGGGGTGAGGTAGCGCTGCATCTTCTTCCAGATCTCAAGGGTCACGGCGCAGTCAAGGCCGTTGTATACCCACGAGGTTTGGTCTGGGTTGAGGTCGGGCTGCTCTGCTGTATTGATTATTTTAACCATGGGGTGAGAACCTCGGCTGGTAAATAATTGTCTTGCCGAGTGCGGTGCCCCATCGTATTTCCATGGCTACGCCTATGGACTCTTCCCAGCCGGGCGCTTGGTAGACCATCACACAGTTTGCCAGAGTAACCATATGCCGGTTGTATTCCTCCCAATACTTTGCATCAGTGCCGAGACCGAACTTGATCGCGGTCTCATGCCAGTGCAGGATGGGGGAGTATACGTAGTGGCCCTCGTATTGCAAAAACACCGCGGCCTCTTGGGCATAACCAAAGCCTGCGATTTTGTCGGCGCTGTAGGGCGTTGCGAGGTAAATCAATTGAGTGTCTCCTTGCGAGGGCGGAAGGGAAGCCCGCCGGCGGATACTGAGTCGATCAGATAATCCGCCAGAGCGAGTATCATTTGCTTGGACTCATCATCCCCGACAGGCATGAAGCCGGAGAGGCGGAAGCCAAATGCAGGCACGCCACCTGCGTCGTATTCCCTATCGTTCATCAGTCGATAGGTGATGAGGGCAAAGCCATCCGCCCCATCGAATTGATCGAATGATGAGTTGAGAATATCCTCTGCGCGCTTTTTGGTCTCGGCGTCCATCACGTGTCCTCCTTCTTCATGGTTTCATTCCCGCGCTTGCGCATCATTTTCCACGGAGGCTCGTCGCCGTAGATTGAACCGAGGAAGGCGAGGCCCTTCTTTAACTCGGGTTGTAGCGCGTGGGCGAGCAGCATGGTGTCCTCGCCGGCTCCAGGGGTAATCATGCCCATGGTGCGCCAGAGGTAGTTGAGATCATATAGCCCATTCTGGAAGATGGGAGTGCGGAGGTTTAGCAACCACCTGCGGACAGTGATCCATGCGAGAAGCTCCTCACGTGGGGTGCGCCAGTAGTTGCCATCGCGGTGCTCGCGGGAGTAGAAGGGAATGACAATCGCCAGGTCTGTGCGAGGGGAGAAGCCGATCTCCGTGATGGTCTCGCGCTTGGTCTCAATGTCCACTCCGCAAGGCACGGCCCAGTCAGGGGTGAGGAACTCCTTCTCAAACGAGTGCAGGTCGGGAATGGTGGGTTCAGTCCAGATCATGCGGTGAGGGCGATTGTAGTCGGGGGAACACATCTGGTCGGAGGCGCGGATGAAGTCAGCGATCACGATGGGGCGGAGGTTCCACTCCCGGTGAATTTCGCGCGGGTGGTGAGTGCCAAGCACCTTGACGGGAGTGTCGTAGCCCGGAATGTCGAGGAAGAAAACCCCACCGCGGTTGGCTCGGAGGGGGACTTTAGCGCGGAGGAGCACGGCGAAGGCGGCGGCTCCAAGAGCCAGGATGAGGTTTGGCTTGACGATCTTGATCTCACGGTAGAGGCGTTCGATGTGGTGCTCGTGCTCCCGCTTGATGTATTTGCCCTGAGCGATTAGGGGGAGGTCGGGTATGCCCTCGGCTTTTGTCCCGCAGAAGGCGAAGATGTTGGAGGAGGTGGGGTATTCGTGGAACACATCAGTGAAATAGCAATCGTCCCTGTTGATCTGCGCGGAGTCCAGGAAGGTGTTGAGGAGGTAGCGCATACCGCTTGAGAACGACTGGCCGTTTTGGAGATCCTCCTTGGACCAGTAGTCGCCGACTATCATGAGAGTCATTAGACGGTCCTCGGCACGGGGACGCAGATGGGGCGGAGGGTTACGATTGAAGGGTGAGCGGCGGGGAGGGTGCGGATTTCTTCGCTTGCAGCGGCGAGCTTCTTATAGCAGGTGTGGATCGAGCGTTCGAAGAAAACTTGAGTGCCGTAGATGAGCTCGCAGTCCTTGGGGTTTGAGACGAGGCACATGAGAAGCATGGGGATGTAGAGCATGAGAACTCCTTGGGTGTGTAGGTGGGGCGTGGCCGAACGTGTGTATCAATCCCCCCAAAGCCTGACCGCATCACGCCAAAACACTTCACTCTTCTCCAGGCCGAGGACTGACTCCGCCCCGAGATCCTTTGCCACGCGCAGGGCATTGCCCGAGCCGCAAGTGGGGTCGAGCATCCGGGTGTTTTCGTCAACATACATGCGGAGGAGATGGTCGTAGAGTCCCTTGGGCTTGACCGAGGCGTGGACTGCCTCACCACGCGCGCCATGCCAGTGCATTGCCACGGGTCGGACGATCTGGCGATCGCCTTTGGAGGCAAGGAATGCGGTTTCATAGGTGCGCCTTCCCCCTCGGTTGGCGTCGGGGATGATGCCGGAGTTGTCTGACTTCGCCCATATAAACGGGAAGGGGTTGACAATCCACCCTTGGCGGATGAGGGCCAGCTTGGTCCACTCGAAGTGTATCGGAGAAAACCAGAAGATGAGGTGGGCTGAGGCTGCGATGGGGGCATTGGCGAGGGATGCAACGCAGTTTTGATAGTCCTCGAGAGTGTCGGAGTAGGCTTCGACGTTGGCGGAGGCCATGCGGTTGGAGTTGCCGAAGTTTATGCCGTAGGGGAAGTCGCAGTGGATGAGGTTGAAGGGCTGCTCGGTGGTGGTGTCGATCCAAGAGTGAAAGTCGGTGTTGAGCATGTGAGCTTCGCCGGGGTGGCTTGCGGGTGAGGGAGTGGGGGCGGGAGTGGGAGTGGCTTCGCCGGGCGCTGCGGGTGGGATTTCGATGGAGGGGATGGCCACCACGTTCTCGAGGATGGCTGCTTGCCTCCGGCTTTCCTGGCGACGTGCCAAGCCGCGAGCGATGGAGAATTTATCCGCGGCGAGGACGAGGGGGTTGCCCTTGTCGATCTCGGTTTGAACGAGCATACGATCCACCACGACATGACGATCGAGGTTGAGCTCTTCCGCGGTTTGGGAGACAGACCACTCGGGGTTGAGCTTCGCCTGAATGGCATGGTAGGCGGTGGTGGAGCTTACAATCTCCTGCCATGTCATGTCGAGGCGTTGGGTGTTTTCTTCCAACTCGATGAGGTGGAGTTCATCCTCGGAGAGGTCCTCCATGTAGGTCACGGGGATTTTATTCCACCCAAGGCTTTGGATGGCGGTAAGGCGGCGCTCGCCTGCGATGAGCACGCCCTCACGGGTGATGGTGATGGGGTTGATGAGGCCACGCGCGGTGATCGAGGCCGCGAGTTGCTCTATGTCTTTGAGCTCCCGGCGTTGGCGCGTCTCACGATTGACCGTGATGAGGTTTGTCTGGTAGAGATCGGGCATTTATTTGCTCCTGAGGTGACGGTTTTTGTATCTCTCGTTGGCGCCTGGAGGTTCCATGAAGATGCGGAAGCCGCTCAAGATACTCTCTTCGCAGGCAGTCACTGTCGCCTCTAACTGTTTCCAGCTTCTGATGTTGTCCAATTTAACCCATGCGTATCCCTCGGCGAAGGGAATAGTCGCGGTGACTTTTATCCTATCCGTAGTAAGCTCCCGCACGAATGTGGTGTTCTCTCGCGTGCGCATCATGCCCTCCAAATTCGAAAGAAAAAAAGGGGAGCCGAAGCCCCCCTCTTCCTTAGTTGGGAGGGATCACACCTCCGGCGCCGTCCGGTCGATCTCGTCCTGCATCTCGTTCACATCGCGAGAGTCTGGTTTGTGCTTGATCTCCCCCACGAAGCGGCAGTTGGGGGAGTTGGCCAGCATCTCACCCATGGTTTCGCCCTCGCACGCGAGGTCCACGGAGAGGAAGCGGGAGATGCGACGAACCGCTGCGTCTTGACGCTTCTTGAGGCCGGCTGCGTCCTCGTCGTCGTTTTGAGTCTCGGGGTAGAGGAGGCGGAAGAGCTTGCTCTCCCCGGCGACGCCACCTTCGAACTCGGCGAGTTCCTCGGGACGCTCGAAGTCGTCGATTGCATCGACCACCTTGCAGGAGAAGATGAGCATGGTGTAGGAACCAGTGGCGGTGAGCTTCTGCTCCGGCTGGCGAGTCACCGTGAAGATGTAGCTGCCCATGGGGAGCAACTGCTTCTCGGGGATCTCAGCGACGGCGACGGCTGCGTATGCGGCAAAATCCATGGTGTAGTCTCCGGTTGATTTGTGAGTGTTGTAGTGGCTGGTTCAGGTGTTGAAGGCCGCGAAAATATCCGCGAGACCTGTTTCGATGGGAAGCTCCTTCGCCAAGCCGACGAGGGAGGTCTTAGCATCCGTCTGCCCGTTGGGGCAGGAGCGAATGATCCGTTTGACGTTGCCGCCGGAGCCTTTGGTCTCAACGATGAACATTTCGTTGAGGTATTTACCAATATGACGACTCAGGGCAACGCCAATCGCGGATGGGAAGCCCTTGCGAGTGCCGTCATTCATCTCAATGTCGGTGATGTGCGTTGAGATGATGACATTCGTGCGGAAGTGAGGACCGCAGACAGCCGCAAGGAAATGCTCGGCCGATTTCTGGGCCGCGTAGAACCACTGGCGAGGGTCTTTTGAGGCCGGGGCGAGGGACTCGGCTTGGTTCCGCGCCGCCTGACACAAGAGGGTGAAGGAGTCAACCACGTAGATGTAATCCTTGCCCCACTCGGAGGGCTTGGAGCCATCATCCCACTCGTTCATGGTCTTGGTCGCGTCGAGGTAGGCAGTCGCGGGGTAGATCAACTGAGTGCCTGCCTTGGTGGTTTTGAATTTATCTCGGAAGGTTTGATACTCCACGTTGGCGAGGGCGGCGCGGTCGGTTGCCTTGAGGATCTCGGCGAGGGGGCGCGTGCCTCCGTCCATGTCCGCGATGCGGATTTTGTAGCCTGCGCGGGCGAGTGAGGCGAGGGCGCCGGTCTTGCCCGAGCCGGAGTCACCGATGAGCATCAGCTTGATGAACTCTTCGGAGGTGTCGCTGTCCATCTTGGTCATGCTATCACCGCCTTGGGCTTCTTGACAAACCGCGCCGCGAGGAAGTTGCGACGCACCTCGGGGGAACGTGAACAGATCTCCCGGAACTGGCAACCTCCGTAGTTGCCGCAGGCGGAGGGGCTCATGGGGAATTGCTGCTCACGCACTGCATGTTGGGCGCGTTCGATGAGAAGCATGGCGCTGTCATACCACTCGTTGAGCTGGCTGTCCGTGCGGTAGATTGGGGAGCGGGCGTAGCGGGAGAAACCCACTGCGATTTGCACCCCGTCGATGATGACTCCCTGAATGGGCGCGTCGAGTATGGCCTTGCCCGCGAAGGTGTATTGAGAGACTTGCATGTGCGGGTTGAACTGCAAGAAAAACTTGGGAGTGAGCGTGGTGCCAGTCGTTTTCTGATCCATGATCCACGGAGTGCCCATGTAGGTCACAACGCGATCGAGCATACCGACGAGGACATTGCCATCGTTGAGATCGAAGGCGAACTTCACTTCCACTCCCGGCTCGCCGTTGAACGTCATGACGGGGAGGTCGTCGGAGAACTCCTCGAAATACCAAACGAGGGTGCGGATGAGAGTAAAGCGGTCCTTCGCGTGGTCGGTCTCCCATGGGAGGCCAGTCTCCTGATCCCATGTCTTGACCATTGCTGAGCGGATGGTTTGGCGAATGGCTTCCTCGCGGGTGGCTCCGCCGGCAACGCAGAGGTAATACTCTTGCAGGGAGTCAGCGTAGTGGCCCCCGAACACGAGGTGGACTGACGGATCGGGGTATTCCCATCCCTCGATCACGGAGTAGAGGTAGTAGCGAGCGCAGGTGTCGAACGCGCCGAGGGAGTGGGAGTTCCACTTGAACTGCTCGCCCGAGGGGGTGAACATCTGCCCGTAGTTACTTGACATGGTGCGGCTCTTCGCGGAGGATGGCGCTGATCTCGCCGGCGATCGCCATGTATGCAGAGCCGTCCACGTAGTTGTCGGAGTGGAAGGGCAGCAACTCGTTGGTGGTGCGGCCGACCTTTGAGAGGACCATGAACATGGCCGCGTGCTCGGCGGTGATCTCGGTGTCGAGGTCGATGAAATTGCACGCCCGGAGATAGCCAGTGAGGAGGTGCGCATAGGCCTGCATGTTGGCCTCTGGCGTGTCGTAGGTCTTGGCGCGATCGCCCTCGGTGAGGTTGCGCGCGGTGTCGAGGATCAAACCTCGGTGGGTGGTGGCAGTGTGCGTGTCCATTGGTGTCGCTCCCTTACAGCTCAATGTCGAGGTTCAGTGTGGAGGGCTTGGCTCCTGCTGAGGCTTTGGCTTTCTTCGCAGGCGTAGCCGTGGCGTTGAAGTTCTTCCTCATCCCCCGCAGGGTGGTGATGAGGGTGTCAAGTTCCGGGTCGGTGAGGCCCAGGGGGTCGCGAGCGAACAGTTCTTGAATGTCACTCATCGTCCATTTTCTCCAGTTCAATCTCGATGTTGATATGCTCTGCCGGAACAGTGCGTCCGCGCGCAACTGCGTCGAGTTGATTTATGTGGTGTATCAGCAGCGCTCGGATGATTTTCGCTGTGGGCAGGCCGTGATGGCGCTGAGACAGCTCCTTGAACATACCCTCCGGGAGGAGGATCTGGTGGCGAGTGAGTGGCTTTTTTTGTGACATTGCACTCTCTGGTTAAAGGAACACCCGCACCAGCCGGGGAGGACAACGGTGCGGGCGGAGTCCATGCAGACTCTAAGGGCTTCGTGGAATACCTACCCCTCTCAGCCACGCTGGGTCAGCCTAACCCAACTCCACGAAGGATTTCTTTACGAGCCATACGTCGCCGTCGATGATCTGGATGGTGGCGAGTATGTCGTATTCTTTCAGAGCGGGATAGAGGCTCTGACGCAACTTCTCCGGCTTGTCTGTCATGATGATGAGACCGAGCTCTGCAAGGGCAAAGGCTTCCATGATCTCGTAAAGGACAGGTTGCATCAAGGCCTCGTTTTGGAATGGGTTGGGGTGGGAGGTTGTCCCCCACCCCGAGGTTTAGTGGCTCAGACTTCGATCCCGAGCGCATCTGCATCGACGGAGCGCGAGGCGACGATCTTCTTCGCGGCGGCGAGGACTTTCGGCATCAGGCGAACCATCTCGACCTTGGCCTCGTATTTGGAATGGCAGTAGACTCCTTCGAGAGGCTCGGCGTCCTTCTTGCCGAGGGTCTTGCCCGAGGCGGCGATGGCGCGCTTGACCTCGGCGCGTGCGATGAGGCGTGCTTCCTTGCCGATGGGGTCGAGGACGACCGCGCCCTCGCCACGACCGGCGCCGAACTCGAAGGTCGGGGCGATCTGAGCGATGAGTTCGTTTGCCGCGGCGATCTGGTCGGGCGTCGGCTCCATGCCCTTCGACACATCCGCGAGGGCGCCCGAACGCACGCGATGGGAGATCATCTCGGCCATGTTGCGGTTGAGGGCGGCGGCTTCATTCTCGGTCATGACGTGGCCGGCGAGGTAGCGGTCGGGGACTTCGAAGACAACGCCGTAGGTGGAAAAATTGGTCATGGGGGGTAGCTCCTGGCTGGGATGAGGTGGTGATTTGTTTAACTTAGCGGTTGGAGGGCTGTTTTGCAAGAGGGAAGTTGGGTTGTGGCTCGATCTAGGCCGCGCGTGGGTGGTGTTTCGCGGCCTAGGTGTGTATCTTAGCGCGGAAAGTGTGTATATGTCAACACCTTTCTGCGCTTACTCGCATTTTTTATTCGTAAGTCTGGGGAGTGGAACTGATTTG